AACCCATGAGTCATTCCGTATATTGTAGAATAAGTAAATTGTTTGATTTCACTTCTAAGGAGCAACCTATGCGGCCCTTCCAAGCGCGTTCCGCCAGCCGGCTCACTCCCAAGGGCGCTTTGTTCTGTGCCTTGGATCGCTGCGTTCTCGAAGAAAACCTCACCGACCAGCAAATCCTCGATTGGGTGCAAGGGTATGTCGACTTGCTGCGCAGCCAAGGCGAGCGCACCCAACAAGGTAGCCACACATGAGCATAGACATCTACACGACGCCCTACGGTCAGATTTCCCGCTCGCGCGAGGGATGGACCTTCATTGTGGCTAACGCGCAAGAGACTTATGATTGGGCTAACAAGCCCGACAGCTCTTGGCCTAACTCGGCGCTTAGTACATACGCCATCGAAATTACCTTAGATGAGCATGGTGATCTCGTGGACCTGGAGACCGATGCTTATGACGGAGAGTTTTTAAGTGACGAGCTTGACGCTTTTATAGCGGACGTCAAAGAATACCGCCAACTTCACGAAGAACCTTAACCTCTTACATTCATTCCTTTTAGGAGTCTCTCATGTACACTGACATCAACTTTAAGACCAAGGCAGCGCTGAAGGCCGCAGTAGCGGGGGGCGACACGGTTTACACCCATCAGCCTGGAGGTATGTTCGCCCCAACTAGAAACGGGCGTATAACGCTCGAGGGGCCGCACTATCCACAGCCGCACAAATGGTACGCGCAGGCTGTGGTCAAAGAAGGGGTAATCGTGCCGGGTAGTATCAAATAGGGAAGGCGGCAAATGGTAGAGTTTAGTGAGGGTAAATTAGAGGGGGATGTACTTTCTGTACGTCACGTTAGGACCATCCGGCAGTCCAGTATCGGCAACTGTTCTCATTTCATTATGGTGCCTGAGCACTATCGGGCAGATGAGAGTTGCCGTTGCGACGACCCTGATCATACAGACATGGCTGAATGGGGCTATGTCTGGGACGGGAAGCTTTGGAAGTAGCTTTAAACATCAGGAGGCAATAATGTCATTTCTCGCCGGTATCATCATTGGGGGCATCGTTGGAGGTACGTTTGGACTGGGCATAGCTACATTAATGATTGGATCAGGTCGGGCATCTGAGGACGAGCGGATAGCTGCCCGAGAGAAAGAGCGCACGAAAATTAAGTATTAAGAAGACCCCTTGACATTCGTGCCTTCTGATACCATTTTTGGTTAGGGGGTACAGATGAGTACAGCTGTTGGTACACTACGCGCAAAACAGAAGATGTTCGCTGATGAATGGCTTACCGGCGCAAATACTGGTAAGCGGTTTAATGGGCGCGCTGCCTACGAGTACGCCGGCTATGTAATACCCGAGTCAAATAACTCCGGTAACGCCTCTAAACTTCTTCGCCACCCCAATGTGCGCGAGTATATTCAAGAGCGTTTGGATGAGCACACTATGGACGCGACTGAAGTGCTCCTTAGGTTTACCGAGATCGCGCGCTCTGAGATGGGGGCCATCGTCAAACGGGATCCCCGTACAGGCGCTCTACAGGTAGACAACGAAGCCGTAGTCGAAAATAGCCGCTTTATTAAAAGCTTCGCATTTGATAGCAATGGGAACCCCAAGATTGAGTTTCACGACTCTGTGGCTGCGCTTAGGGATCTTGCTCGTGTTCATAGTATGTTCCATGATAGTTTAGAAGTTGGTGGACCTGGCGGAGTGCCGTTGTCTGTTAACGTCAACTTTGTTCTTCCTAATGGTGAGGCTGCGCAATTAGGCCCCACTAATGAACAACTTAAAGAGAAAGAGGACTTTAGCGAGTTAGATGCAGAGTCTGGCCAAGTCCTCTTACCCGCGGCAGTGGCAGACGCTACAGGTAGTGCATAGCGCCTTGCGTCTGGTCCTGTTGAAGGGCGAGGTCTTCTAATGGTAGCCCGCATCAATGACAACAGCGAGGTGACGATTCCAGTGCGGAACCTGCTGGCGCTGATCGTTGCAACAGCTATCGCGGTCATGGGTTACTTTCGAGTCGGTGAGCGACTGAGTGTACTGGAACGGAACGTCGAGCTGATGAACGTGCAGGTCGAATCCAATTCCGAGTTTCGAGTGCTGTGGCCGCGAGGTGAACTGGGCAGTTTACCAGCCGACGCAGAGCAGTTTATGATGCTGGAGTTTATTACTACCGAGCTTGCAGAAATTCACGACGAACTGGATGAGCTTAGACGCTAATGGAAGTAAATGCTCAACTACCGTACTATTCGCGCGGACTCTTTATACCAAAGCGATATAAAGTCTATTGGGGTGGGCGCGGTGCTGCGCGGTCTTGGAGTTTCGCAAGAGCTATACTTATTATGGGCTCACAGCGGAATATGCGTATCTTATGTTGCCGCGAGTACCAAAAATCCATCGCCGACTCAGTCCACAAGCTCTTTCAAGACCAAATGGCGCTTATGGAGCTACCTGGCTGGCAAGTCACAAAGAAAGAGATTGTCCACGTCAGCACCGGAACCTCCATTATCTTTGAAGGACTCCGATACAACACAAACAGAATTAAATCGCTTGAAGGGATTGATATTTGCTGGGTGGAAGAAGCCGAATCTGTTTCTAAAGATTCCTGGGAAATTCTTATTCCGACTATTCGTAAAGAAGGGTCAGAGATTTGGATCTCGTTTAATCCCGATCTTGAAGAAGACCCCACTTACCAGAGATTTGTGGTTGAAGAGCCTCCTAACGCTATTGTCGAGAAAGTTGGGTGGGAAGATAATCCTTGGTTCCCATCGACACTGGAAGATGAAAAGAATTATCTTTACCGTGTTGATCCTGAAGCTGCAGATCATGTATGGGGTGGGGAGCCGCGAAGGTCGTCAGAAGCTCAGATTATGCATGGTAAATGGCGTGTTGAATCATTTGAGCCGGAGCCTCATTCTAAGCTCTGGCTAGGTCCGTATAATGGAGCTGATTTTGGATTCGCTGAGGATCCTACAACTTGTATTGAACTTTGGATCAAGCGTGTTCCTAAAAGGCATGGGGAGATTGCTTCCCAAGGCATTCTTCATGTTCGAAGAGAATCCTGGAAAGTTAGATTAGATATTGATTTCACATATAATCAATGGATGCGGGATATGGGTAAGGCGATAACCCATCGTGTCATTCGGGCTGATTCTGCAAGACCTGAAACAATCTCTTATCTTAAAAGGCATGGTCCGAGGCGTATTACGTCAGTCTATAAATGGCCTGGATCAATCGAAGATGGCATCGCGTGTTTGCGAGGCTTCGAATCGATTGTTATTCATCCAAGTTGTAAGCACTTTAAGGAAGAGTGTCGCCTCTACAGTTATAAGGTGCATAGTGAAACTGGGGAGGTACTCCCAAAGATAGTGGATAAACATAATCATCTTATGGATAGTGCTAGGTACGCTCTGGCCCCTTTAATTCGGGCACGAAAGACTCAAACTACCATTTACGCAGGACACAGCTATGCCTCCTGAAGTTGCTATTCAAACTGAGCCTGTCGAATCGGCAAAAGTACCTCATCTCCTAGCTACCGCACCTTTTGCTAAGTGGAAGTACGAGGACGCTCAAAAAGCAATGGCCGATGTGCTTCCTACCGATTTTACCATCACGTCAGGATATGTGGTAGATAAAAATCACTTCCAGAAAGGCGAGGAGTGGGTAGGTCCTGGAGATGCCACAATTAACACGACTATAGCGAAACAATTCGCTCCTGAGGACGCGATCGGCGAAGTTCTGGCGAATATCGACAACGCGTTCTCAAACCCGCAGCTGGGTGGTACGCCTGTATTGGAAACGTCGGCGACAGCCGACAGTGTCAAAGCCAGCTTGGACGAGTTGTTACCGATTCTCGAGGAATGGTGGCATACACAACGTATGCAAGAGCACATTCAAGAAAATCAGCGTACTGCGGCATGGGCGGGGTGGGCTGATCTACGTCTTTGGATACCCCATCGTTTCTTGATACGTAATCCTGATAATACTATTACTGTTCGACAAGTGAGTTCAATAGCAGAAGCTTTACGTTTTATCCATGTGATGGCCCCTCAGCCGAAGTGGGGCGCTATAATCACAGATAAAAGCACTATGGATAAAATAGCTATTTTTCTGGATGTTGAAGTTGAGCACGCGGCTGATGGTAAACGTCTTGATTTTCCTCGTGCAGAACTCGTATACCTCGATCCAGAACGCGTAAACGATACAGACGCCGAAACTATCGTGCGTATTACATACGCTAATGAAGACAAACCTGATGTAGTGGCGGAGCTACCTCTTGGCGGGCGTTTGTTGATGGCTGAGATGAAGGCTAACATCCTAATCACAGACCCTGTTATACGTACTCAACGTCAATTAAATCTGTTAACCACGATAGTGACACGTATCGGGGAGACGGCAGCCTTTCGTGAGCGTTATACGACTAACGCGAAGCCGCAGGGTCTGCGGATTCCTTACGAGGACGGGGATACACTTAAAGACGGCGCTTTTATTGAACGCGACGATGAAGGTAGACAGTGGCAGGTTATTCCACAGCCTAGGACGCTTGGCGCTAGTACCACAACTGAGTTAGTTGGTCTGCCTATTGCTGATGAAAGGGGGGACCAGAAGGGTCATACCGACCCCGGTGTGGTAATTGTTGATCCAGTAGATCCTGGTCCTTACCTATTAGCGGCTGATAGTGTGCGCCGGCGTATACTAAGGATGTGCGCTCAAGGGCACCTTGGAGGTGTATCGAATGCCGAGAGTAGCGGTATCGCTTATGAACAGGCGCGGGCTGTATTTGAAAAGGATCTCGAAAAGCGTAAGACTTCTCAAGAAGGTATGCTTAGGGAGCTTCTCACTACTGCTCTTGCTTTGGCGGAAAATCTATCAGGCAATGAAGGACGCTTCACGAATCTTTTAAGGCTTACAGTTGAACAGAATATTAATGCTGGGCCTAGAAGTCCTGATCTAGTGCGCTTAGACCTAGAGGCTTACGAAGCTGGCGTATTGTCAAAA